TCATAGACAAAATCCAATCTTCCTGAGAAATTTCGATGGTAGCGACTCTCAAATAGTTAGCACTGGTTCCAATACTATAACTATACCTGATCATTTCTTTGTTACTGGTGAGGAAGTTAGATATTCTTATGCGGGGGCTGGAACCACACAAGCAATTGGTATTGCACAAACTGTTGTAACTGGAATAGGAACGACTGATAAACTTCCTTCATCTGTTTATATTGTTAAAGTAAATGAAAGTACAATACAATTAGCAGGAAGTGCGGCGGATGCACTAAGAGGAAATCCTAATATTTTTGATATTACTTCTGTAGGTATTGGAACTTCACATTCACTTACTGCAACCAACCAAAATGCAAAAAATATTATTGCAATTGATAATTATTTCCAATCTCCTATTGTAGGTTCTTCTATAACAACAACTCTTGCAGAGGATATTAGTACCTTTGACAATCGACTTACATTCTCCGGAATTACTTCTTTCTTTGGTGGTAATCTAATTCAAATAGATCAAGAAATTATGAAAATTAATACCATTGGTATTGGAAGTACTAATGTTGTTCTTGTTGATAGACCTTGGATGGGTACTGGATTATCTACACACTCTTCAGGTGATCTAATTCGTATTATTGACGGTAATTATAATATTATTGACAATACTATTCACTTTGTTGATGCACCTTATGGCCTTACTCCGATAGGTTCTACTACAAATCCACCAAACGAAAGAGATTGGACTGGAATTGCCACACATTCAACCTTCCAAGGAAGAATGTTTATGAGAAGTGGTGTTCCAAATACATCACAAGAAACTTACGAAACCAATTATATTTTTGATGGGATTTCAAATCAGTTCACTGGAATTGGTAAAACATTTACATTAACTTCAGATAATCAAAATATAACAGGATTTTCTACAAATAATGCTGTGATATTGATCAATGGAGTTTTTCAAGGTCCACAGGGAGCACAAGCAGAACCTGAAGATTATACTCTGATTGAGAGTGCTGGTATTTCTAGCATTAGATTTACTGGAACTGCATCCTCTGTTGGATATGATGTTAATAATGCAAATATTCCTGTTGGTGGTGTCATTGTTTCTGTTGGATCTACTGAAGGATTTGGATTCCAACCATTAGTTTCTGCTGGAGGAACTGCTGTAGTTTCTGCTGCAGGCACAATCTCTGCGATTAGTATTGGTAATAGTGGTTCTGGTTATAGAATTGGAATTCAAACAGTAGTTAATGTTGGTGTTCAAACTGAAAGTACTGGAACTCCAAATATTGAATTTATTGGAACAGCATCGGTCAGTAATGGACATGTAATTAATGTTTCTATCACAAATCCAGGATCTGGATATACTACAACAAATCCACCTTTAGTTGTGTTTGACGATCCACTTTCATATACAAATATTCCTTTAATTTATAGTTCTTCTTCATCTCAAGGAATAGGAACTGAAGCAAAAGTTGATATTATTGTTGGACAAGGTTCTAGTGTAATTGATTTTTCAATTAAGAATACTGGTTATGGATATGGACAAGGAGAAATTCTGACTGTTGAAATTGGTGGAAATACCGGAATTCCAACAGATACATCTAAACCATATAAGGAATTTCAATTTACAATTGATAAAACTTATAATGATTTCTTCTCTGGTTGGGTTCTTGGTGAACTTGAGGTTCTTGATAGTTTTGAAGATTTATTTGATGGAGTAACTAAGAAATTTCCACTTAAACTTGGTGGAGGTTTAGTTACGATTCGTGCTGCAAAGGGATCCAATATTGATGTCAAATCTACACTCCTTATATTCATTAATGATATTCTTCAAAAACCAGGTGAGGCATATTATTTTGAAGGTGGTAGTGTTGTAGAATTTAGTGAGGCACCCAAGAGTGGAGATTTTGTAAAAGTCTTATTCTATAAGGGAAGTGGTGACATTGATGTTGTTTTCAGGGATGTTCTTGAAACAATTAAAGTTGGTGATAATATTACCTTAAATTACGAACCAGGGTTTGGTCAAGGATTTGGACTTCAACAGGAAGAGAGAATTGTCACCGGTATTAATACAACCGATTCTCTAGAAACCAATCCATATTCAGGTCCAGGTATTACAACAGATGATACTTTACTTAGACCAGTTAAATGGTGCAAACAAACATCAGATAAGATTATTAATGGAAGAATTGTTGGAAAGGATAGGATTCAATATGAACCACTCATTAATCCATCTTCTTACTTAATCAGTGCTGTTGGAGTTGGTTCTACCACAATTTATGTGGACAATATCAAACCATTTTTTAATGCACAAAATGAAAGTCCGTTGCTAAGTTTCCAAAATCAAGTTACTTTCATCTCTCAAGATTCTTTAGTTGCTGCTGCTGCAACAGCAGTAGTATCTTCTGCAGGATCAGTAACTTCAATTAATATTATTGAAGGTGGTTATGGATACTCATCTTCTCCAGCAGTAACGGTTGAAAACCCTGTAGGAATTGCAGCTTCTTTTAAAGCAACAGCAACTTCTACAATTTCTTCAGGAATAGTAGATTCGATTAATGTTACTTCTACTGGAACTGGATATACAAGTACAAATCCCCCAGTAGTTTTAATTGAACCTCCAACTCTTTTAAATGAAACTGCAAGCACTACAGTTTATTCTGGTGATTCTGGAGTTATTGTTGGTGTTGGAACTACAACTCTTGAAGCAATATTTGACTTGTTTATTCCCACTGATTCTTTCCTAAGAGATAATACTTTAGTTGGTTCTGCAATCACTATAAGTGGAATTTCTACAGGGGATTTCTTTATTATATACAACTCAAATATCGGATCTGCATCAACATCCATCAATTCTTTAGATAGTTCTAACAAAATAATTGGAATCGGAACTCAATTCCTTGATAATGTTTATCAAGTATCTTCATATGTTGATGTAGATGTTGATATAATAGGAATAGGTACAACAAGTGTGAGAAGAGTTTATACGAGAACTGGCATTAGCACAGTTGATTTTAGTTATACTTCAATTACTTTTGATTCGACAGTATACGATTTTAGTTCTATTGGTGTTGGTACTGGTGCTGGAACATTCTTGGGAATTTCAACATCAAATTATTATGGAAACTTTAGTTGGGGTAAGATTATTTTATCCGAACCTCTTGAGAATGGAACATTCAATTCTTATACTTTAGGTGGTATTGGAGGATTAACAACATCTGCATTTGTAAATAGGACTGCTCCATTGAAGTACCTAAATTATACTAGTTAATGTTTTTTAAAATAAATAAAAGAAACCGTAAGTTACGATGTCAAGAGTAGCAATAAACACCGGATCAGTTGCAAATGATGGAACCGGTGATAGTTTAAGAATTGCTGGTGGTATTATTAATGATAATTTTGCAGAAATTTATAGTCAGTTTGGTGATGGTACGGATTTAACACCAACCTGGGATAAAACTGCTGCGGGAGTTAATACAACTTCTAATGTGGGCATTGGAACAACAAATCCAAGATTTGGATTGGAAGTTGGATCAGTTGGAGCATCTGGAACTTCATTGTGGGTTAACGGTAATGCAAGAGTTACTGGAATTTTAACTGTAGGATCATCATCTATTGTGCTTGATGGTAATGCAAATAAGATTTTAGTTGGGTCTGGAATTTCTTTTGATGGAAACACGGGTATAATTAGTGCGACTGCATTTTATGCTGGAGGATCCATCATAACTGGTGGAGGAGGTGGTGGTAGTGGTGATAGTTATTGGGTGAGTGGTGCTACAGGAGTTACTACAACATCAAATGTAGGTATTGCAACGGACTCTGCTCCGTCAGCATTAACTGTTGGTGGTAATTCTTTATTCACCGGAATTGCAACTTTTAGAAATAATGTAACTCTGTCAAATCTAACTTCATCATCAAATATACTGAGATTTGGAGATAATTCATATATCAATCAGAGTACAGATGATATTTTAACATTCCAAATTAATATTGGAACTGATGCAAATTCTACTGATGGAAGTTTTGTTTTTAGAAATACCGAACCAAATACATCACCAATTCCAGATTTTCAGTTAGATGCACTCAGAATTTACAGTAGAGGTGACTATTGGAATGGCCTCGTAAGAGTTTATACAGATCTTCATGTAGATGACAATGCTTTTGTTGGTGGGGATTTGCAAGTTGGTGCTGCAAGTACATTAATTGGTGTTGGTAATACTCTTGGATCATTTAAAGTTGGTGCTGGTGGGACTGTAATTACTACAACATCTGCTGGATTAGTTGGTATAGGAACTACAAATCCAACAGAAAAGTTAACAGTTCGTGGTGGTGATATTTCAGTTGGTATTAATACATCAGAAGGATTAATCTTAACTTCTCAAAATGGCACACAGTATCGTCTCATTGTTGCAAATGATGGATCTCTGAGTACTACTACAGTTTAACTAATAAATAAATAAAAACTCCGTAAAATGGCTGCAATAATTACTGATCAACTTCGTATATTAAATGCAAAGAATTTTATAGCAGGAGTTGCTTCTACTAGTAACTCCTACTACTCCTTTGTTGGATTGCCAAATCCTACCGATTATAATGTTGATTGGAATACTAGTCCACCATCTCCTGTTGATAATTTTAATCAGGAGAACAATCATTGGGATACAATGATTGCGATGAAAAAAATATCTAAAACAGATGTAAGACAAGTAATTAGAAAAATTACTTGGACATCTGGTGTTACTTATGACATGTATCGCCATGATATCAGTGCAACAAATCCTTCACAACCATCAAATGCTGTAGATTTATACTCAGCAAATTATTATGTTTTGAATAGTGATTACAGAGTTTATATCTGCCTCCAAAATGGAACTTCACCTGAAAATCCATCAGGAAGACCATCTCTTGACGAACCAACATTCACCGATCTAGAACCAAGAGAAGCAGGTACAAGTGGTGATGGTTATATTTGGAAATATCTTTATACAATTAGTCCAAGTGATATTGTAAAGTTCGACTCAACAAATTACATGCCAGTCCCTCCTGACTGGGAAACTAGTTCGAGAGAGGCAGCAGTTAGAAATAATGCAGCAACAAGTGGTCAGTTAAAAATTGTTACTATTACAAATAGAGGAGTTGGATTAGGAACTGCAAACAGAACTTATACAAGAGTACCTATTCGTGGTGATGGTTCTGGTGCAGAAGCAACAGTTGTAATTAATAATGACTCTAAGGTTGAAACTGTTACTATTTCAAATGGAGGTTCTGGATATACTTTTGGAACATTGGATCTTGTTGGTGGCAATGTCCCAACAGGCACAACCTCTCCAGTTTTTAATGTAATTATTCCACCTCAAGGTGGACATGGAGCAGATGTATATAAGGAATTGGGTGCATATAATGTTTTACTTTATTCTAGAATTGAAAATGACACAGAAAATCCTGATTTTATTACAGGAAACCAAATTGCAAGAGTTGGTATTGTAGAAAGCCCATTAAGTTATGACTCTGATAGTATTCTAACTTTAGATAAAGCAAGTGCTGTTTATGCTCTTAAACTTTCTGGAATTGGATATAGTTCCGTTGTTTTTAATGCAGACACTCAAATCACACAAACAATTGGAGTTGGTTCAACTGCTTTTGGGAGAGTAATTTCATATGATCAAAGCACCGGTGTCTTGA